TGCCAAGAAGTTCCCTGCTGCTTCTGTATTCATATCAAAAGCGACTTTTATTTTGGCTGCATCTTTAGTGTATCTTTCAAGTTCATCTGTTTTTATCCCTGCTTGAGCTCCCGCTCCTGCAATTTCAAATAATTCTTTTTGAGATAATGGACTATTTTCACTAAAATTTCTCATAGCTTTATAAAATCCTGCTTCCATCTCTTTTGAACTGAATTTAGCGACTTTTTTTAAGTCTGTTTGAGCATTTTCTAAATCGACTGCTAATTTAACAGGAACAGCTAAAGCTCCCGCCATTCCCATACCTTGTGTTAGCTGTCTGTCTCCAAACTCTTTAAGTTTTCCGATATTTTCTTGTCTAGCTTCATATCTGCCTTGAGCGGCTTTAAGTTTATTCATTTTTTCGAGTTCTGAATTTACTTGTGCAAGCTGGGATTTATAGCTCCCTAAACTCTTATCCTCACCTTCGATTGCACTTCTTGCGGCTTCAAACATATGTTTTTGGCGTTCTTTTTGTTTATTTAGACTGTTTACAACTTTTTCCTGTTCTTTTATCTTTTTGGCAAGTTCAGTATTGCTTTGCCCTGTCTTGTTGTATGCTTCTTTAAGTTCATGAAGTTTTCTTGCGGCATTAAGATACTCCTTGCTTACATTTACGTATGCACTTTTTAATTTTTCGACCTTTTCAAGTGCTTTTTGAGCCTTTTCAAGCTCCTTAGCCTTTTTAGTCAGCCCTTCCATACCTTTTGCCATATTTTTTGTGGCATTTGCAACCTGTGCCATTCCAGTTAACGCACTTGCAACTGCCGCACTCATGACTATGTTAAGCTCCATATTTTTAGCCATAAAATTCCTCCTTTCCAGTTGTTTTTATTCATTATTTTTTTCGTATCTCATTTCTGCTTCCTGCATCAGTTCCTCAGCTCTTGTCTGCCAATATTCCAGTTCATACAGGCTACAAGACATAAGCGTCTCATAGCTCATATTTAAACTGCTTTTATATTCGTTTGAAAAGTTGAGTGCTTCAAGAATATCAGTTACTATATCAAGAAGTTGTATTATTTCTGGTCTTCTTTCGCTGTTTCTTCCTCTTGTGCTTCCGTTTCCTCTATCACGAAATTCTCCATATCGTCTGTCGAACCCAAGCCTGTGTTCAAAAAATTTTTAGTTTTATTCAAGACTTTTATATAGTCAGTTCCTTTAAGCTTAAGCAAATCTCCATATTTAATTCCGCTGGCTTTTGACGCAACTGTTAAAGTCCAACCATCTTCTAATTCTTTGACTGTTGCCCCTTTATTTCTTGCCTTATATTCTTTTTCCGCAAATACTAAATCTTGCCCTGCCAACTCTTCCAAGTCCAGCACTATTTCCTTAACGTTTTTTCCTCCGAATTTATACTCTCTTTTTAATCTAATCACTTCTGCCATTTCTTATCCTCCTAAATTTTACATTAATCCTAACAGCCTTCTAATTCTGCTATTAGTTTCTCCATTTACATTACTAATTCTGTTAAATACATCAATAAGTGCCACTTCTTTTCCATCTATCGTTAATTTATAATAACTCAATGACATATCAAATGATGCCTCAAGTTTGTTGCCTGGTTTTAATTTCGGTCCATCAAATTTTTTTATCATTCCTTTGAAAGTTGCATCTATTCCTATATAAGTTGGTGCATGTGTTATTCTGTTCATTTTTTGGATTACACCTTTACATTCCACCATAAGCTCTCCCTGATTGTTAAAATTCAAAAGAGTTTCATCAATACATTCCATTTTTATTTTTGCTTCTATTTTCTTATAATGTCCTGTTAAGGCTGCATCATACTCTGATACCATTCCTATTTGATTTAAACTCACGCTTGCGGTTTCTAGGTTAGGCAGCTCCACTTCACCTATTCCTATAAGTTTATTGTCTCCGTTGATAAATACTTCGACATCGTTTAATGCCGCAGGTATATTCGCTTTCCCCATTTTTAACCTCCTAACTTGCTAAATTGTTTGCAAACGCCTGTAAAGCGTCCACATCATATTTTTTCTTAAATGTCATAGATTTTAATCCTGGAGCTACACCAAGTTTTATAATCCAAGCAACATCTCCATTCGTCACATTTACTAAATTGTTATCTTCTGCCGATAATTCAGCTTTCGCAGCAAGAAAATGATTAGCTGCAACAAGTCCGTTTAATCTTATGTTCATAGATTTTGTAATAGTTTCAGCCAGTTTAAGTGAAAATCTCTTGTCCACACCGTTGAAATAGCTGATTACTAGCTCATTTCCTATATATTTAAACATTCTACGAGTATAAGCAAACTTATCTTTCGGATCTGTCGCTAGCGGATTCTTAGCCGTTTCACTTCCCCAGCAACGCCATCCTTTGAAGTTTATTGCCGTTATAGCTCCGTTTTTATTCAAAAAGTTCGCTTGTTGTTCTTTATCCAGCATTATTTCTTCAAAATTTCCATTTGAATTTTTGTATGCCAGACCATCAATTTTATAAGCATAATTTGACGGAGTTTGCGATGGAACATTGTCATTTTCCGAATCCACTTTTAATGATAATGCTGCATAGTGTATAGAATGAAAATAAATATTTCCTGAAAGTTTTGGATAGCCATATAAAATTATCTGGTCTTCTCCTACTATATTTTTGCTATCTTTCCAAGATACGATTTCATCATATCTTTTGTCCGCAGGTGCATTTATTAAAGCTACCGCCTCAAACATTCCTGAATTTATATTTTTAGCTTTTGTCGCCATTACAGCCGCTACCGCACTATCGTTTGAAAAATCTGGAACATCAATGAATGCTGGAAGTTCCGAAAATTTCAAATACACTTCATCAACCAAGTCAAGCCCTGTTCTTTGCATTGTATTAATGTTATATCCACCAATCGCTTCTTCTTTTCTCACTTTTGTCAAATCCACTTCATAATATTCAATATCAATTTTATTATTGTTTGGTGCAGTTGCATAAATTTCCAGTCCTTCGTCTGTCCATAAATATCTTGCATCCGATATTTCAGAACTTGTCGAATTATCTTTTATAACAAGAGTGTCTGTTATAATTTTGTGGTTTTTCACAAGCACTTTCCCGCTTTTCATTTCCAGTCCTTGTACTGTTTTTTTGTTATCAGACTTGTGTTTATCCAAATCTAAGATATTTACAACAAACAAAGGTGCTACTGCATAAAGCTCAAAAAATACTTTTACTGCCTGAGAAATACTGAAGTCTAAATCATAAGTATCTCCAAAGTATTCAATAGCTTCTCTTAACGTTCCAATTCTCACAACTTCATTAGTTTTCCTTTTTCCTTTTTTAACCTTATGAATCGGTGCCATTCCCACGATAAAATGCCCATAATCGAGCGTAACAGGCAAATTTATATCACTTGCCGCCTCTGTTTGATACGTTCCATGTTTATACGCCATCATTTTCTCCTTTCACACTTTCTAAAAGTTCATCTGTTAGTTGCTCAAGCAAGATTTCGTTCTTTTCTACAAAAGGTAAATCATCTACTTTAATAAGCAATTTTTCAAGCAAAGGATATTTTTTTCTTATTTCTTCAATTTTTTCTCCAAAATATATCCCGCTCTTGTTAAGTCTCACATCAGGCAAATCAATATTTCTGCCTATATAAACATATCTTGTTTCTATTTCCATTTTTCCTCCTATAAATTTGTATATTCTGACACGATAGGCTCTGCATAAGCTGTAAATGTTACTCTTGAGAAAAAATACGGATATGCTTGGTCGCTCCGAAATAGAACTCTTATTTCCTTGTTCTGATCTATCGCAAAACCCGCGCTATCGTTATCGTTTCTAACTTTTGTTGTTTCTTCAAGCAATTTTCCAGCTATATATCTGGCTGTTTCTAAATTGTTTGAATAATCCTCTTGCTTTTCCTCTTTTGTTCCAACCCAAATTTCAAAATCAGAAAAAGCGTTATAATAACCGACTCCGTCCCTATTCTGTCTAAATTCCGCTATTCTTAAAATAACAAATGGAAAATAATCATTTGTCTTTTTCCCATTCTCCCTGTCCTCAAAACTGTTTGAAGGCAAGAAACCTCTATAAACATTAAACCCTTTTTCTTTCATTATTTTTTTAATAAATTCATAAATTTTCTTTTCTGTATGAATCATTATCCCAATATCCTTCCAAGTTCATGATCTATTCTCATATTAAACTTCTCTTCCATAAATCCCTGCAAGTAATCGAGAATACTCATTTCTCCAAGCATTTGTGGAGCAGATGGTCCCATTCTACGTTTTATTGGCAATGAAGCTTTTGTTTCCCTTGTGAATGCTCCTAATCTCCCATCAGAATAAGCAATGAAAGCATTTGGCAAATCTCCACCTTCTCCTTTTTTGACTACTGCTGATACCATCGTTTTTCTTCTAATTTTCGGATTTAATTTGAAATGATCTAACCCAATCATCCCACCTTTTGAAGTAATTTTACCCATCAAATTTCCTGGACTAGCATTAAATACGTTTATTGATTCTGACAATTTTCCTCTTGCAATAGTATACATTGCAGTAGTTCTTCTCATTTGCTCCGTTTTCGTCATTGCAAGAGAACGGTTTACTGCAAATGCTACTGCTTTTGGAAATTTATCAGGAAACTGTTCTAATGTGCTTTCAACTTTTTCCAGTTGACGTGGATCTAGTTTTATATCAAACATTTAGACCTCCTCATATTTCGCCAAATCTATCTCGTGTATCCCCATATCAAATTTACTTAGCATAACTTCATAAGTTTCTCCATCCAACGTCATCATTTCCCCAGGATGTGGCTTAATTCTCAAATCCTTTTCTCCAACAAAGACTGTAAATCCTTCCTGAAAAGTTCCCTCTTCCTGTGTAATAAGCCCATTTTTCTGCTTATTTTGAAATTTTTCCTCATCAATCACACATTTAATTTCACGTCCATTAAAAGTATGCACTGTACCAAATTCATCAATATTCAAAAATACATTTCCAATATCATTGGCAACCATTTCTTTAAAATTCATAGATTATCACCTATTTATTTTTATTCTTTCTATCTTCTTTATCATCTTTTTCTATATCTTGATTATCTTCATCAACTGAAGTTTTAGATACTACTTTTTCAGCAGTATCCTTTATTTCTTCAATCAATTCTCTTTCAAGACAGCTTTTTATTACTGATTTTTCTAAAATATCTACTTCTGCCCCTGCTTCATAGCTGATTCCGCTATAAATCAAAGGCTTTAATGCTTTATACTTCATCACAACCTCCTATTTGACTTTCAGTATTTTTATAGCTTCTATATCATAAACTACAGGGAGCGGTCTTGATTCAGTTCTGATTTCTACAGTGTTAGATTTTGAATCTTCATCAGTAAATACTGAACGTTCTGCCACAATTATTCCTTGTTTCACATCTGCTGCTGGTCCGTAAATAATTGTATTATTGCTAGGTGCTAACAACACTTTACCTTCAGGAATAATATTTTTTGTTGAATAAGTTTTTCCATCAGCATTCAATACAGAATGTTGCGACTGGTAAGAATAAATTGGAAGTCCAAACGGTGCTAAAGTTCCTATATAGATTGCTCCACCTGCAATTTCTCTAGGATTGATTTCTCCTGCATGATAATTTCTAATATCCAGTAATTTCTGAATTTTTT